GAAGATACTGAACCTGATACAGCTAAGCTAAAATAAATATCTACTTCTGCCCCCGAAGGAACAGTTATGCCTGCTGTTGCAGCATCTTGCCAACTTGTAGTAAGTCCAAGACTAGCATCTACTTCAGATATTGATGCTACTGTAATTGCATTTGTAGCTATAGCTGTTGTACCAACAGAACCAGTAGCTAAAAATTGTCCAGGAATACTTAAATTTGTGCCGTCAAATGACAAATTATTAGTACCGTTGCCAATACTAAATTTATACGCAGTATTATCGTATCCTAAAAAAATACCTGCACTATTATAACCTGAGTTATTAGCACTTACAATTTTTCCCGTAGTACCAATAGTAAGAGTGTTACTTACGCTAAGTGCACCAGTATTGACAGTTATTGCAGATAACTCCCCCACCCTAAGAGCACTTAAGTAAGGAGGACCATACCAAGTTGTTTGATTAGTAGAGTTATTATAAATACCATCTACTTGATATAAGAATTGTCCAACAGTTAATGTAGATGGACTTGCCGTCCAAGTTAACCCCGTATACCAGGTACCAGAAGGAGGATAAGCACTAGGCCCAGATACTACTACACTTGCAGGAGTACTAGCTGGTGTTGTTGTAGCTACAACATACGCTATTCTAGCATTATCTCCATTAATGCCGGGTTTAATACCTGCTAAAGTAATCTGCGATCTAGCAAGAACTGGATTACTATTTGAACCTTCTCTAATTTGTACTTCTACTTTATCTGGCATTGCACTATATGCAGATTGTGGAGTATAAGAATAAGTAGCTGATGTTGTATTTTGTACTGACGTACCATTTTTTAAGAAATCATAATATACAGTACCAGAAGTATTTAAAGCTGTTGCAGTTATAGTAGCAGATGCAGGATTAGGACTTCCACCTGTTATCGCATCATAAATAAATACTTCATAAGTAGAGGTTAAATCTACACCTCTAGCATTTGTACCATTTGTGCCATCTAAACCATCAGATAAAACTAGAACTGTTTCTGTGTCTAATAATGTAGTAGTACCTCCTGCTTGATATAAAGAAACACGTACAGCTACAATACCAGCAGGTAATGTATAAAGTTTTGAAGATTCATTTACACTACTTGTATATTGTGTAGTAAAAGCTGTTCCATCTGTACTTGTAGCAATAATAAATCTACCGGCATAAGCTGCAGGAGTACTATTACCGTCTACTAAATAACTAGAGAAAGTTATACTAGCTGGCACAAAAGTACCAGAAGTATTTTTTCTAATAGCTTCAACAGATGGAGAAACATAATAAAAATTAGCAGAATAAACTTTACTTAAAGTAAATATACCTGTTAATGTAGCAAAACCTGCTTTAGTTGCAGTAAATGTTACAGTACCGCTATCTACAGTAAATCCACTAACCGTATAAGATACGTTACTGGTTCCATTACCAGATAAAGTACCTGTTACCCCAGTACCAGGAGATGCACTAATACTCCAAGAAGCCGTAGCATCTGTAACACCTTCATAGATTTTTATATTTGTAGTAGCATAGGTTAATACAGGAGATCCATTAACTACAGGAATAGATTGAGTTTCATTATTTAAATCTAATCTAATAGCTGTAGATCCAGAACTCCCATCAGTACCATCTTTAATAGTAGGCACTGTTTCTGTATCTGCTAAACTTGTAAATCCTCCAGCAAGGTATAATTCACCTCTTAAGAATTTTGTGCCAGCAGGAACCGTATAAGATCTAGAAGATTCGTCTACAGTACTACTTGATTGGAGAGTAAAGTTTACTCCATCAGTAGAAGTATAAATTCTAAATCTACCGCTATAAGTTACTGGGGCTGCTGCTCCTGTTGTAGAAGTAGCATTAAATTGAATTGACGCAGGTGTAAATACACCAGCAACTTCTCGTACAGCTCCAACGGTAGGAGTTATCTGATAAACTGTACCAGCACCTGCAGTCCCAGCTTTACTTTTAGAAAGAGAAAATACTGCTTGTCTAGAAGCATACCCAGCTCTAGTTGCAGTAAAAGTAACAGTGCCCGTATCTGTAGTAAATCCTGTAACAGTATATAATTTATTTGGAGCACTATCGGTCAAAGATCCAGTTATACCAGCACTAGGACTCGCTGAAATAGTCCAAGAACTAGTTACATTTGTATCTCCAGAATATACGCTAATTAAAGTATTAGCATTAGTTAACACCGGACTTGAGCCATCTGAGTTAGCACTAACTGTATGATTTTCATTACTTAAGTCAATTCTAGTTCCATCTATAACAAGAACCCAAGTACTAGTAGAACTATTCCATCTATAAAGATTATTATCTAAAGTATGGATTACTGTTTCGCCATTATATATACCAACTTCTGTTGTAATATTAATAGAACGTGTACCTGACAAGCCAGAAATAGTTTGAACCCACTGAGAACCGTTCCATAGAAACATTCTAGAATCTGTAGTTCTAAACCATAGTGTACCTAGTGTAGGACTTACAGGTGCTGTAGCAGATCTAATAACTTCTGCGGATTTTCCAATTACCCAAGTTCCACTTCTATAAGTGTAAATATAGCCATCTGTACTAAGTAAAACTGTTCTACCTTCAAAGTTAGCAACATCGGAAATACTTGGTAGCGCAGATAAATATTCTATCTGCACATTTTTATTTGCTATTAAATCATAGTAAGCATCAATAGTATAAATAGTTGTAGCTTCTCTTGTTACTTTGCCAATAATAGTTTCAATACTATTATTTGGAAAGTATGTGGGAGTAGATACTTGTCCTGTATTAGTTATAACTTTATTTACTATAATTTGAGTAGCTGAAATATATCTATTTAATACACACCACTCATAGCTAGTTCCATTATAAATTCTAAGTGGATGACCTTCTTTTTGTGCAAGAAAAGAAAAATTAGTACCACTAGCTACTGTTAATAAAGTACCATTAACAGTAATAGTTGTTGCTAAATTTGTAAATTCTGCACTAGGAGAAGCATCTGTAATATCCCAATAGTAACGAATTGCGGAATTACCTGCAGCTGTAACTTCTTTAAGAAGTTTTAAACCAGAAGTAGTATCAAATACTAGAAATCCTTCTTCTCCAACAGAAAGGTTATTTATAGTTAAGCTAAAATATGATGGCATTATCGAACCTCTGTAGCGGTACCTAATCCGGCACCTATTCCTGTTGCAGTAAATTGAACCCCAACTGTGTTAGAAGCAGCACCTACAGCAGTCCAAGGTGTTGCCGAAATCATTGCAGTAGCAGTACCAACTGTAGAACTTTGGCTTAAAGTATATGTTCCAGTTGTGCCAGTACCCGTACCAAAAGCAGTTACAATAGAGTTACCTGTAACTCCAGTACCTGTAATTAAACTACCAACTGTTATACTCCCACTAGAAACTGCACTTACTGTTAAAGTAGTACCTGAGATTGTGCCAGTAAAGTTAGCTTGACCAAGTGTTAAAATTGTATAAACTCTACCTACAATTAAACTTCCTGCTTGTACGATGTTTAATTCTGTACCAGATGCTCCAATAAATGTATAAGCATTACCTCCTGTTGTAATAGAGCTTCCACTTACAATAAGAGGCACACTAATAGATCCACCTTTAGATAAATTAAGCTTTGTAACTTTTCCTGCTATATCATTTTCTCCAACAACAGTAACTACAGTATACGTAGGAGTAGATGTAGTATTATTAGCTAATACTGCTTGAATAGAAAACTCATACGTTCCTTCTAGCATATTAGTAATTTTATAATTTGTTGCAGTGGTAGTTATAGTTTGTATACCTTCAGATACATAAGTTATTTTATATTCTTTAAAGTCTGTGTCTGCTCCTACTAAAGGTTTATCCCAGGATAAATTAACATCTATTTGTCTTGCTGCAGGAGAATTTTCGCTCTCTCTATTGGCACTAGAATATGTTAAGTTTCCAAGAAAATTTCGTACTGGAGATACGTAGTTTGTTATATATGCAGGAGCATCTGCAATAAAAGTTTCATCAATTAAATCAAATTTAATATTATAATGCTCTCCAGCTTTAATATCATAAGTGCCAGGACTATCTTCAGCTATAGCAAATACTTTGTACTGTTTTACACCATCTGTTAAAAATAAACCATTTGAGTTTTGAGCTTTTAATCCCCAAATATGCTCCGATTGAGGAGCGGCACTAAATGCAGAACTAACTGTTAATGTACTAATACCAGTGCCAGAAGCAGTAGTAACCGTTCTAGCCTCTAAGTGCATATCTGGTTGCCAGACTACATTTACAAAATTACCGCTATCATCTTTTACGTTAGAAGCACCTTCTTCTGTTGTAATACTGGTAAGAATATCTCCAGCTTTATAAGTAACACCACCAATTACAACACTAGTTTCTCCAACTACAGCGGCGGCCCCGTCAATAAGCGCATATAAAGTATATGTATAACCTGCTGTTAAATCAATTGCTTTATCTAGTGTAACTGTAGTGGTGGTAGCACTAACAATACGCCCTGAGTATCTTAAAGCATATCTATCAGCATCTTGGACATTTATAACATCACCTGGTCTAATAAATCCAGCATTTTCGCCTGTTTTAAATGACACTACTTCTTTTTGCATTTTATTGCTAAGTAGTTTCCATAACCCATAACGTCTAGCTTGTCCTCTAGAAGTAGCCCCAAAAGCTTGTACGGAATCTTGAATTATTTTACCGCTAGAAACAATACCTTCTATATCATCTACTAGTTCAATGTCCTGTTCATAAAAATTACTTCTATCATTAAACTGTACAGCTACTTGATTTGCACGAGTTTTATTGCCAGTACCTTCATAAGCAAATAAACCATCAATAATATTACCTTTTGTAAAAGTATATACTGGTTCTTTGGGTCTATCTCCATCTATTACTAATTGGCCCTCCAAGAAATAATGGCTTGCCAACATAATAGTGCAAAAGTCTTTTATAATCTTATAGGCTTCTACAGGTTCAGTAAGATACGCTGCACAAATAAACCTAGGCTCAAGTCCTCCAAACCCATCGGGCACTAATTCATCACAATATCTAGCCTGAGCATATAATGCCCACTTATTTATTAGTGCTGAATTAATCCAATCTCCTAACCCAAATCTATTTTCAATTAATAGCTGTCTAAGAACCCAAACTGGATTATCACAATAAACTTTTCTAAATGTACCGCCCCAAACCTGATATGTTCCAGTATCTGCTCCAGTACTAGAATTTCTAGTATATTTTGCTATACCATCACTAGCTTCTCTTCTAGTAATATAATTATCTGGAACTTCACATCTAATACCATAGCAATGATAGGCCCTTTCAGGAAATCCTTGATTAAATTCTTCACTATCAAACATAACAGCAGCATATGCACTATATGGATAGTTTAATTTATCTGTAATATAAGCTTGTACACTTTTTAAGGAAGTTTCGTTGTAGTAGTTTATAGCATCAAGTGTATAGTTAACAGGAGTTACCCTACGAACAACTACCCTAAAATTTGTAAATGGTTTAAATTCTTCAATACTAAATCTAAACTCAAAATCCGTAGACTTTTCATACTGCCCAGAAATGTTTCCACTAGTATTAAAACTAGGAGCAAAATTACTACCTCCCCAAATCCAATAAGGGGCAGCATTTACTTCAGTATCGGTAGGACCAAACATAACTCTTTTAGAGTCATAAACTGTAGTACTTCCAGTATTATTATATTCAAAAATAATTTGAAAAGATACGCCTGCTCCACCTTTTTGCTGGGTACTACTTCTCATACTATAAAGACTGGCTGCCGTTATAGTAACCATAATTTCGTCTATTTCGGTTGGAACACCGCCACCTGCAGAAAGTAACTGTCCAGAAGTAACTGCAACTTCTGGTCCTCCTGTAGCTCCATTAGGAAGTACAGCAGTATCTTTATTCATTCTAAGTTTGCCAGTGTTTGCACTAAACCATGTACTATACTGAGTAATTGCAGTACCAGAACTTACCCCATAGCTAGCACTACTAAACCCAGGAATATTTTCAATAGGTGATTGATTTAAAGTACCGGGCCTAAAAGATACTCTTGCAAATTTCCAATTAGTATTTGAAGGATCATCTGAGGCTATATTAGTTACTGGGCCAACCCAAATTCTAAAACTTTGGCTAACTCTAGGACATGCAACATCAAGAGTAAAATTATTAGCACCTACAGTAGCATAACTATAGTGGTCAAAAGTAATAGAAGCATTTGTTACAGCAGTACTAATTGCAGGCAGCACATTGCCTTGAGTAGCGCTAGTATAACCTACTAGGTACCCTTCATAATCTGTACCATTAGGTCCTGCGCCTACGATTCTTATTTTTTGATCTAGGCCAGACCATCCTTCTGTAATATCTTTACGCATAGCATTTTCATTAAAGAAACTGCCTGCTGTAGTAATAGTTGTAGCACCTGCTGATACTGTACAAGTACTAGCAGCGTAACCACGTTCTATTAGTATGCCTCTTTTTGTTCCAGAAGCTAGAGAATGTGTTGCTGTAATAGTTGTGCCGGTAGCATTAACTGTTCCTGTATAATAATTAGATTGAGCATCTTGAAGTACATTGCTATTTGCAATAGGTACTCGATTAAGAAATACTGATGCAATTCCTTCTTTTAATTCTATTTCACCTTCGCTAAGAAGATCGAAAACTATTCCTGTAGATTGATTATACATACCTATTTTCTCTTTCGTCTTCTAATATCTGAGTTACAATATTAGCATTACCTGTAATAGCTGCAGAACCAAATCTAGGAGGATTAAACGTATCTAACTCGTAGCCCGGGCTTCCTGGATTAATTACACCATTTAGAAGATTTCTATATGATTGTGCATATGTGCCTAAATTTCTATGAATTCCACCTACAGTACCAGAGCTCATTGTAATGCCGCCAATTATCATTTCTCCGCAAAGAATTGGCACAGGGTTGCCGCCAGCTTTGATATTTTCAGGACCATTAAAAGAATAGACCTCTGCCTCATCTTTAGCAGGATCTGGGGCCATAAGTTCTCCCAGTCCTTTTAGCGCAAGGTTAACACCTATTGCTGCTGTTGCTAACTGTAGTACTTGAGCAGTCTTTATAATAGTACCAATATTAGCCAATATTTGACCAGAACTCATAAATGTATTAACTACTCCACTAACTAAAGGTCCCATATAAAATGATAATGCAAAAAGGGCTATAGCACCTATAATCTTACCAGTACCTTTACCACTACTACCCGCAGCAACTGGAGAAATAATAATAGTATCAGCAGTAATAGGAATAAGTAAATCTTCTACATCAGCAAATTCATCCCCCATTTGTATAGTAAAACCACCACCACTTTCAGCTAGTTCTATAATATCTTTTCGTATGCTAGGATAATTAGCTTCTATACATTGAAATATTTCGCTAGGCATAGAAGCATTTATATTCCAATTTCTACCATATTTTTCCGCTAGAAATCCCTCTAATATCACTTCCTTCATATCTATAAATCCCGTCTAAATGTGGTGCCCAAAGTGGATAAAGATTTTCTCTACAAGATAGTCTTCCAAAGGCGTGGTGGTAAATTAAATCATTGCCAATAAATACTGCTAAATGATTTGCTACTGAAGATTGAACTTTAAATGTAAGAAGATCTCCATATTGTATATCTTGTACTTTTTTAAATGGCCAACTAGTAAGTTCTTTTCCTATATAATCTTCGCCTAATTCCCACCAGTCATCTTTCCAATGAGATGCTCTAGGTGGAGTAATTATTCCTTCTAACATATACCAGTCT